TGGCCTTTGTAGCTGTAGATAGATTACTCATTAGAATACTCCTTTGAATCTTTGTGGACGGGCAATAGGACTAAAGCCCTTGATTATGCCACCGCCACTCTTGGTTTGTACCTGACGCTCTTTCTTTATCTCAATATAACGATCATATTCAGGGTCAGTAAGATTCTGAATATTTTTCAACGCCACCGCCATTATCTGTTTGTCTGTTCGCATTTTATGAATATACCTTAAATAAGTCGCCTATACCAGAACGCATGTCAACCTTGCCGCCGCGCTTGTACCTGCGGACTGCAAAAGTGGAGTTAGCTCCGGGTTTTCCCTTCATGGGTGCAAGATCAATATACCGCATAGGCCGAGTTGCCTGAAGGGCAGGGATATTACTTTCACCTATGTTTCCAAAATCTTTCGGATCAACAGTCCCCGTTTTAAGGTCAGGGTATTGCCGCTGTAGTTCCTTAATAATCGTGTCTGGAACATCCTGATAAGTGGCTTTGAACGCATCTCTCTTCTTCATTAACTTTTCTAGTCGATCCGTATCCCCGTCTTTTTGGGCTTTTTTAATCGCATTACCCAGTCTATCTGGAACTTCAGCTACATCTCGGTAATCAGGGAAGTAATAACGGTCTGAATCAGTGTCTACCGCATGCTTAATAGCTCTGTTGACCTGATACTTTATAGCCTGACTGTTTGTTTTAAACGGATTTTTAGGAACAAATCGAGCCTCTAGTGATGTATCCACACCTGAAGTTAGATCAGCCACCCCAGCTATGTCGCCTTCTGTCTCATACTTATACTGTTTGTATAAAGCTGAATCCCCAGCGTTCTCAGTTATGTCATCTATCGCATCATTAAGAATGGCCCTGCGCTCTTTGGAAGCTTTGTTTCTAGCCATTTCTTTTCTGTCAAAATCAGCATAAACTTTAAACATATCATCTCTTGCCTTCAAGTAGTCGTCGTGCGTAGATCTAAGCTGCTTCATACTACCTTTTACAGTTTTCATTGCTTTGGGAACTATATTCTCCATCACTTCAGGATCTCTAAAAATTATCGATCCCGTTGGAAATGTGGAAGTTCTAAACTGTGTAGCAACATTTTCCACAAGTTCTGCCAAAGCCTCTACTTTTTGCTGATTAATAGAAAAGGTTACCGTTTGTGATGTGTCTAAGCCGCGAGGCTTATCCCCCACAACCTTCGCTTCGGCAGGCATGCCCAGTATTTCTTTTAAGACAGACTCGTTTTCTTTTATAAACGCCGCCCTGTCACCAGCGTTTAAGCTTTCAGTGTTTACCTTACGCAAGCCCAAGTCTGTTGCAGCAGAAACCACATCGTCACTGAAATCATATTCCTTAATAAGAGGCATGCTTTCGTACACACCAGCCTTCGATGCGTTTGTTGCCCTGTCGGTCATGTTGAAACCAGCCATTAACTTTTCTGACGAAGAAGCTAATTGATTGTCAGGGCCAATAGAAGCACCTATAAGCGCATTGGTATCCCGCACTATATCCGCCGGGTCTTCCGAGCGAACACTAAACCTGTATTCAAGATCTGAAGTACGGCGCTTCGCTTCATTTGTGAGTGTTGCAGCGGAACGCATTTCCGAATTAATGGCGAGAATCTGCTTGTTTATATCAGGCAGCGTTTTGAATTTTGGATGGTCCTGAATCTTTTCGTCAAAGCTTTTAAACTTGCGAACAAGCTCTGGGGTCAACTCAACTAAATTTTCCCCAACACCAGTTTCTTCACCTCGTGCTTGTCTTGTTAAATCCGTTGTCAAATCTGATTGATATTCACCACCAATCGTAGCCTTGCCACCAGTAATAGGATCGTCAAGCTGATTTACACGAGCCATTCCTATGGGAGCCTGCGTATCAAAACGGAAGTGATCTAGATTATAGGGCGTGGCGGCAGGAGAGAAATCCGAATTGTTCCTCACCCCCTGATCAAAAAATACAAGTTCATCGTACTTTGTCATGCCCGGTGGTAAATTAACTATCTGCTGACTTCCACCAGCTATGTCGCTATCATTTATCTCCATACCAATCTTCGGAGCGTTTTGATTATAATGCTCCAAGTAATCATCGATAGGCTTTCTAACGGTCTTGTTCTCCTTCATAAAAGAAGCAATCCCGGAAACCTCTAGTTCGTCTTCCTTAATACCAGCGTTCTTCAGCCTCGAAGCCATCTGTTCGCCAGTAAAACCCTTCTTACCAGCGCCTAATACTTCATCAGCGTTTAATAAAACATTTTCAAGTGGCGAATAATCAGCACCAAATACCCCCATCTCTTCATTATGTAACGGATTGTTCATAACACTGCGATCAACACCCGAGGTCCCCGGTGCACCAACCTTCTTCTCAAGTGGCACGAAACCATCTGACCCAGCTTCCTTAACCATAGGTCCAAGGTCCGAGGGCGAAGCTTCCATCTCAATGTTGCCAGATCCCTTGACCTCGGTCCCCGAACCACGGGTCTTCTTCATAAATTTTCCAACTAACGGAGCTATGCCATCGAGTGCCTTCTCAGCAATCTTACCACCAGCAGCACCAAGTCCTGCACCCAAAGCTGTACTGGTCGCGGTTCCCTCTACACCTTCACCCTCACCTGCGCCATAGATGCTACCCTCTAAAGCACCAATCTTCGCAGCACCCTTCAAACCACCACGAAGAGCTAGACCAGCAAGTCCAAAACCCGTGGGTATCGAACCTGCGATTTCCGACCCATAAGCAGCGACAGGGTTGGTTTCACGAAACTGGTCAATAGACTGACGGATATCAGCAACTTCTTCGTCATAAGATCTGTCGCCTGTCAGCGCACGATACCTAGCCTCTAGCTCGTCACCAAAACCAAAAGTAATGCCCTGACCAATAGATCTAGCTAAGTTACCCGCATAATTTGAATTGTTGTCTTCAGCCATATTACCCTGCGTACATCGTAAATAAGTCACCAATTCCTGCACGAAGATCTATAGGACCTCCGTCAGCTTTGCGTATGTCCCTTGCTTCTGCCATCTCAGGATCAAACTCCGCGAATCTAGAACGAAGCTGACTGCCATCAAAAGCAACATAGTCTACTCTGGTTTCTGGAATATCTGTATCACTTTCACGAATCATAATTCCATCGTGACCCTCTTTCTTTAGAGCCTCGACAAATTCTGTGTTGTCTCCGTCAAAGTTGGCAACGTCAAACTCTAGATCCTCATAAGTTTCATACTCTTTGGGATTCTTCATTTTTAACTTTAGTGGATAGATTGCTCCGGCATCGCCTGCCATAGCAAAATCGTCTGCAACTCTCGGAGACTCACTGACCCATGTCCCTAAGTCTGACATAAATCTTGAGGGGTCTTTATCTTCTGAACCTTGAAAGGCTGTGATACCACCGTATTCACCCTCGGGGTCTTCAACCATTATCTCTCTTTGACCACCCGGCAAAGCACGACCTTGTTTGCCATAAATCTCTTCAGGCCCTGTTATGGTGCCTATAGATGTCGCCGTGTCTCCTTGACCGTGGTAAACATCCCTAGAAAACTCTTTCTTAAATTCTTCTTTAGCTTGTCGCGCAGCTACATCAGGCGCATCACTGCCCAAGACATTAGCCAGCTTGTTCCGTATAAATTTTCCAAACAAGGTCGTAATGCCAGACATCAGTAGTACTCTCTTGCTTTACGGGGTGGATCGTCCTCGAACTCTTCCCCATCCAAACTAATAAAGCCACCCTGACGAAAGCGCATCAGGGCCATAGTCATGCTATCGCAAAAGTCATCATGGTCACCATTCGGAAATGATGCAACCTCTTCTATAACTTCGTCAGCAAACTTCTCGCCTTCAGGATACCACACTTTTCCCGACTCGAATATAGGAGACACAATATGCATCCTAGTCGTCTTGTCCATGTTACCCCCCTTCCTGCGGCCCGGGCTAAATGTCCCGACAGGGAGGTTCAGTAACCTCATCTCATCAGCCAAAGGCTGACCCGAAGCTTTCGCCTCGATCAATATCAAATCAGGCTCCCAATACTCGTTTTCCTCTAAGGCAACCTCTTTTAACTCCGGGAAATTCCACCGACCCTTCTTTGCATCCATCAATATCAGGTGCTGGTCCCCGTTTCGCTGTGGCTGGAACACCCCCCAAGTCGTAATGGCAGAGTAATCAGCAGTTTCACGCTTGCTATACGCCGTATCATAGGACTGAATGACGTAATCCAAGTCAGGAATGTCATCCTCCTCCCACTCACGCCACCAATCGCGCTTTATAACAGCAGTTGCCTCAGATGTGGGGTTCTGTTGCCACTGTGCATTCCATTTACCCACCGACAACGAAGCCTTTACCTTTAAAAGCTCCTCTTTTTGCCAGAATTCAGGCCATAATGGGTCCCCTGATGGCATGATTGCAGGGAATTCAACCACTTCCCACTGGTCAGCCATAACATCCTTGGCCTGTGCAGCCAGTAACCTGCCCGTTATGTCCTTCTTAGACCACCTAGTCTGCACAATAATGATGGTTCCCCCCGGTTGTAGTCGCTGTCGAGGCCCAGATGTGTACCATTCATACGCATTATCATAGGCAGAAGCCGATAAAGCATCTTGTTCCGAGTGCGGATCATCAATAATCAACAAATCCGCACCACGACCCGTCATCGCCGCACCAACTCCGGCAGCAAAATACTCCCCACCAGCACTAGTCTCCCACCTACCAGCAGCCTGACTGTCTTGTTTCAGGTCAGTGTCAGGGAATATCTCTTTATAGATGGGGTCAGCAATCAAATCCCTCACCTTACGACCAAACCTTACAGCAAGCTCGGTATTCATCGTGGCCTGAATGATTTTTAACTTAGGATTGCGGCCCAAGAACCAACTAGGCATGAGATATGAAGCGAATTCTGACTTGGAATGCCGGGGAGGCATGTTGACAATCAGTCTTTTCAAGTCACCCGATGCTATACGCTCGAGCTTCTCTGCGATTACACGGTGATGGGTCCCCTCTATGAACCCGTCGTACACATGCTTTGCATACGCCATGAACTTGTCTTTGGCTATGTCTCTGGTTTCAAGTCTTTTCTTCTGCTCTTCAAGTAACAAGATCTCTTTGAGAACTTCTTCTGGCAGCAGGTCTAGGCTAGAGATGTCATCCATGCTCGAACGATAATACATCCCATTGAATTTATCAACCCAGCGACACGACACGACATTGTCAACACCTATCCCCAAAATATAGGGGTCGGGGTCTCGAGCAGCGCGAAAGTTGATTGCCGATCCGACCCAGTAACCCCGCCTTTGGAACAAACCATGAACGAATAAGATAAAATAAAGTGCATTATGATGGGATAAAGTGGGATTAAACGCTTGCATCATGGGATAAATGAGCGCACTATTTTTATTGAGGGTTGCCAATGGTGGCACCCGTATCGACAAGGGGAATTGTCATGACTAAGAAAAGAGAAATTGGACGGCCTTATTCTGATCCAGCTTCGGCTCGTGCAAAATTGAATGAGCTTGATATTGCTGCCAAGGCAGCGGCGAAAGCCCATGCCGCGTTCCAGAAGCAATGCATTGCCGATGGCCTGCTTAATCGCGTCAAGGTCGACGAGTCACCTATCAAGGCTCATATGCGTGCCAAGCTCGAGAATGTTTGGTCTGATCAGATTTTGTCTATCGAGCTTGAAGAGATGGCAAAGCAGTTTGCTTAATCTTAAACCAATGGCGGGGATCATTCCCCGCCAGAAAGGAATTCAAATGAATAGTGTCATTACAGGAATGAAGTTTGTCGGGCTTGTATGCCTGCTCTATCTCTCGCTGCTAGTATTGACCGCGTTGTTTATCACTAGCTGGTGGCAAGTGGACAATGGCTGGCTGGCATTCGTTGGGGCTGGTGCTTCTTTGATCGGATCGGTCAAGCTTCTAGATGAATTTTTAAGGGGATAATCATGGCTAAAATTTACTATCACACTCAGGCATCGACTAGTAGAAAGTTTACCGTTTGGTCTGATGCAAACTCTCTAACTGAGATTGGCAAAACGCTAGCCAAACATAACAAAATCTGGCCTGACTCTTCTAGCGAGGGTCAGGTGATCACGATCGGTAAGAAGCAGCGAGGCCGTACTGGTATCAGACCGATAAAAGAGTATCGGCTATTCGGTGACAAGCTGGTCAAGATAGCAGACTATTTCCTGACCGATGGCTGGCTCAGATCATAACAACACAGGATCGAGCGCCACGGTGCTCGATCCTCTTTTCTTTTTTTATATATAGATAGAGCGAGGCCGCAGGTCGCAGGTCGCAGGCTCATCTAGATATATAAACAGAAAGGCCGCAGGCCGCAGGATAATTTAGGGCTTGCATTACATGGGAAAAGATCGGATAATCTAGGATAACTTAACAAGGGGATTGTTATGAAACCACAAAGCTCAATCATATATCGAGGCGCGTCACAGATTGACGGGTCGCCAATCGTTGCTATTGCTATCGTGAAAAGCAACAACACCAAGACCGGAAACATGGTTCAAACCTATATCTTATGCGATAACGGTATTGATCCTATGCTGAACAATAAAATCGGCAACGACTATTCAATCTGCGGCAATTGCAAATTTAGAGGCGAGGCCGTTGAAGAAGATAGCCCGGGCAAACACGCCAAAGGCCGCAAGTGTTATGTCAAATTATTCCAAGGCGTTTTGATAACTTGGAAGCATTACATGAAAAACGGTTATCCGGTCGCGGTAGGTCATGACGAAATAGCCAAGCTTGGCGCAGGTCGCATGGTTCGGATTGGCACCTATGGCGACGGTGCCGCCGTGCCTCGTTATATTTGGGACAGTCTTTTAAATGATGCCGCAGGTCATACGGCCTATAGCCATCAATCAGACATTCTAGACGTTGATCCCATGCTGTTTATGATCAGCGCAGATACCAAGGCCGAAGCTTTGGAAGCTTGGGACAATGGCAAGCGCACGTTTCGCGTCATAGATAAACAAGCCGATATCGTGCAAGGCTTTGAGGTCTTATGCCCTGCCAGTAAAGAGGCAGGACGTCGCGCAACCTGCGATACCTGCAAGCTTTGCGCCGGTGCATCAACCAAGGCCAAATCAATTGCAATCGTTAAACACTAGGGTTTCCCCTGATCCCTTGCCAGCTTTGCTGGCAAGGGATTTCTTATTTCATATATCCATAGAGCGAGGGCGCAGGCCGCAGGCCGCAGGTCATCGAGCCATGACATCACACCAGAGGGCGCAGGCCGCAGGCCGCAGGCTCTCGATCAACCCAGACATACCACCTATATACAAGGCCGCAGGCCGCAGGTCATCGATCCGCGAACCGCTGATCTCGATTACCGATGCACCGTCAAATAAAAATAGGTCTGAGGTAGAGGGGTCGTTTGCCAAGAAAAAACTGGCTCCACCGCAGCGCGAATGTGAGCAATGCCAAGCAATCTGTGATTTAGACACTTTTAGTCGGCCATTTTTAGCCATTTTTAATTCTAGCCATATCGGAACGCCATCCATACATAGGTATACGTCCGGCATTCCTTCACCACTGCGGTTTTCAATCCTCTCGAAGTGTGTTTTCTTGGGCAGGTTTTGTTTCAATCGCTTCCACAGTGATTGTTCTGTCGCTGTCATCCTCAACTCTTTTCATATCAGCAAAAGCATGGGGGTAATTCTTTCGGAGGCTTGCCAGTCTGGCAACAATATCTTCACGCGACATATTATCAAGCTGGTGGACATGGGTGGACTCGCGTCTATCGATGGTCAAACCACCCAGACTAGACCTGATCTTCTCCGCATTGATAGCAGCACTGAATTGACCAGCCTCTTCAGCGGACATGGACAGTTCTTCAAAGCGTTTGAGTTGACCCAATACAGTCACGCCATATCTGCGCTCTCTGGCCTCTCGAAGCTCTTTGATAAGTTCGGGAACTTCGGGGAAAGATTTACCATCGAGCATTTTAACAGCGTGGTTTTTGGCACTGCCGTCAGCATAGCCAGCCTTCCTCGCGCACTCAGCATTAGACCACTTGCCCTCGACATAGTATCGAGCAAATTCTCTTTGACGATTGGTCAAACCGCCGTTCCTACCAACCTTCCCTATAGTGTTTTCTGTGGGTTCACTCTTTTTCAAAACCAAAAACCTCTCTTAGTCAGCGTTATAACTGGTACAGTGGAACAGCTTTGGAACAGCTATGATCGTTGCTCAGTAAGGATTGTTCCACCTGTTCCATTTGTTCCACTAAATATAGCAAAAAATAAAACAAAAACTTTTTCCCAGAAAAAACATTATATGGCTCTTGTAATGTGTACTTATTATTCCCATTTAAAGTTGTACAAGTTACGAAAAGCTGATACGGTTCAATTTAAGTTACTCGAAATCATACAGGTTCGAGGTTCAAGGTTCAAGCTACAAGGGGATAAAACCAATGCGTAAAAACTTACATGAAATAAATAACATCCGTGAGGTGATGTACCAACTGCAAGATGCGTTTGAAAAGTTTGAGGTGTGCGTCATGCATGATGTGCGTCACTCAACCGATATCGAAATTGCGGATGAGATGTATCATATTGCGAAAGAGTTGAATAATTGTGTTGTTGCACTTGCAAGTAAGGGAGGCCAAACCAATGACT